CGCCACGAGGTTATCTTGTCAATTAGGCTGGGTTCTTCCCCGCTGGCTTCTTGTTGCCGTCTTCTTTCTGCGACGACCTCATCGGCGTTAGCTAAGGCAGCGTTTTTTTCAGCTAGTTGGTTGTGAATTAAGCCCGTACCCATACGGGTAGCGCCTCTAACAGCAGCGTTGACACCAGCCATAGGTATACTTGGACCTGTATTTCCCTCTGGAGCAGGAGTGCTTTGGCCGTCTATTTTGAGCTTAACGTACGTGTCAAGCTGCCTATCGGTCATCTGTTTAGGAGAGTTGATAGTATAACTTTTACCGTCAGCACCTGTGACTTCGTAGGTATTCATACGCTGTCCTCCCCTTAGTTTGGTGTGTGGTTAACGTTGTTAAAGTCTATATAACCTGCTTCGAAGGACGTCCGAAGCTCGCTGACTTCTTCTGGAGTCATGTCAGGTCTATAACCCAAAGCAGTTTCCAGTACGGCGTTGAAGCGATCATCCATCGCTTTGTTAAACTCTCGCTCTGATAGAGGTCTATCTACATTTTCGTTGAAGATGTCTTGTGCAACTTTCTCTATCTGCACTTGGATTTGAGCAATTTGTGCCTCTTTCAAGTCGTAAACGGTCTGAATGTTCTCCAACTCTTTCACGTTGAGGTTAGTCCTAGAAATAGCCTCGCTTACTTGTGAACCAGTAAGGTCTACCTCAGCGTCTTTCTTCTCGTATGCGAGCTTTTCCGCAGCCATCTCCATACTTTTCATCGGGTCATTGAGGATTTGCATGACTTGAGTTGTTAACAACTGATCGGCGTCCGGGCCACTAGCATTTGCTATCACTTGAACATCACCGTCGCCTCTATCGACAACTACGCTCTTGGAGCCGTCTTCGTTTTCTACTACTTTTCCGTCCACACCATCATCAATGCTATCGTACATGTCCGCCAAACCTTGTAGGCCGTTATCTCTGAAAGCCTGTCGGGCTAATTCTGTGGTCTCTGCCGCTTGAGCGCCGATGCGAGCTATACCAAACTCTTGAACCATCGCCATAGCGGCTTGCTTACCCTCTACTGACATGCCTTCTGCATCAAATATTTTTTGGATCATAGCGTTATCGGCTGCTTGTATCGAGGGGTAGTCTTCTTTCAAGTGATTAGCAAACAGGTCCGCTTGAATGTTTTTGTCAGTCGCTTGGGCTTCTATCTTCTGTGTTTCTGTCATGTTTTGCTGGATTACGAGATTAGCATTAGAATTTGCTAAACCGGTCCTACTCTCGGACGTTGCATTTTTTTCAGCAAACTCGAGTGCTTTCAACTGGGCTTGAACCTTAGCTTCTTCACTGGCAGCTACAATACCGGCTTTTCTAACCTCAGATGTTGCTACATTTTCGTTGTGTTGCAGATCGGCTGCATCTGCACCGGTAACTGATTTATTAGAATCAGCCAGTCGCTTGATACTATCAGCACGTATACTATTTCTATCCACTTCCCCTTTGGCTTTCTGCTGCATGCCCAGCCCGACGGATTGGTCGGATTCTCCTATGAGCCTTGCTACTTCAGCACCACGGGTCTCTTCAGCTATGCTGTGAGTAAGCGCCGCTGCTTGGTTTTTTATACCCTGTTCTGCTTGCCGTAAGGGAGACATTGCGGTTGTGTGCGCCGCAGTAGCACTAGAACTTGCAGCCGATGCGTTGTTTTTGGCTATATTAGAATTTAGTTCCTTGGTCGCACCTTCACCCTTCTGGTAAACCAGCTCGGGTCGTATCTCGGTATTTAAATTGTTGGTAAACGTCTTGGCACGAGCGTCCGCTGCGGTACTGAGCAATGTCTGCCCCGCCGTTGGGTCGCCATACTTGGCCTCGATGTCCGCCAGCCTTTGGTTCTTAGCCAAGCCAAGAGCCTCGCCTTTAAGAGCGACACCGTTCGGGTCGTTGTAATCAGCCTTGCTGGCTATACCCATCTCAATACCACGGGCACCTTTATTTACGGCGTCGTATACACCTGTGAAGTTCTGGGCAAACGACTGCCACTGGTTCTGACGGGCCATTTACGCCACCTCCTTAAATTCTATACCTAGCATGTCGTAGTATACCGCTAGGTAGCCATCGACTTCAGTGACTGCCTCTGGGTAAATACGCTCAACTTCATCAGCCATGACGCCAACGTACGTAGTGCCCGGACGGTCGATGTAGTTAAACTCATACAGAGTGAGTGACGTGCGTTGGTCCACACCGACTTCCTTAATGTTTTCTTTCAAACGACGGTCTGAGCCGAACGCAGTGTAAGCCGCAGCACCGCCACCAAGTACACCACCAATATCGCCTAGTAAGCTGTCGTTGGTGTTGATGTATGTCTGCGTCTGAGCGTTAAGTACGCTAGACAAGCCTTGTAGCTGCATCTGCTGACCGTTTCCGATTGTACCAGCACCCGTTGCCATGTTGCCCATGTAGTTCTGACCCGCTGACTGAGCATTTGCTCCAGCTTGGCTACCTGCGCTAGATGCTCCTTGGTATGCGCCCAGTGAAGCGCCAGCTAGGTTTCTACCAAGTCCTGCGGCATCCATCGAACGTGCGTGACCCATCTGCTCGGCCTGTAGTCTGGTGTTAGTCATAGCGTTTGCGGAACTAGCAGCCTGTGCTAATCCAGCGGAGTTCTGTACCCCTGCAAATCTGCCAGAGTTAGGGTTAACGCCCATAGACGCCATCTGTCGTTGGTTCTGCGCTTTAGTGTTGGCGAACGCCAAGCCAGAGTCGGCTGCGGCTTGCGAGGCAAGCTGGTCACGATAAGCGGCGGTATTAAAATTCTGTGCGTCAGCCACGATGGATTTCTCCAGTGGGCGGAACGTGTTTTGTTGGTATGTGTAGTAGTCCTGCGCTTGCTTCATCTGTTGATCTTGAGCCGCCATCTGTTGATTGGCGATACCCTGCAACATTGGTTGAGCTTCGTTGTACTGCTGCTTGGCAAAATCAAGCTGCTGATAACCCAGTGCGGCTTGGACTTCCGCTGCTTCTTTGCTGGCTTCCGCTAACGGTGTATAATCCGGTGCGGGTTGGCTATTCTTACCCATGTTTGTAACTCCTAAAGTAATTCTCGGGCCACAGCACGAGTACCAACAAATTTTGGCCGGACGAACCGGCTCTCTCCATCACGGCTTCAACCTTGAAACCAATGTGCATATCCAATTTAAGGGCTTTGACATTATCTTCTTCCACCAAACCTGTTAGCCTCTGGAGGCCGCACGTTTCAAACGTATATCGAGCGGCATGATCCATCAGCTCTAAAAACAATTTAGTGGGTTTGCTGACTGCGATATGACCGCTGACATTGTGACCGTTATGACCTTCCCAAACGATCCCGCTTACCAGCTCGCCATCCTTTTCAGCGCCCATAGCATAGCAGCCGTCCCACGTACAAAAGTGCCCTACGCGCTTGGCTACCCAGTCCGCAACCCGCTCTTTCTCATCAAATACAAGTCTAGTTTGAGCCACGTACTTACCTGCTTACACGTTAACACTTATATTGTATATAGCTGAGTGTTTGGATACACAACTATGTTGTCATTTTTTTCACGAAGGTGGCGTAGGCCACACGGGGTATCGAGGGTCTGCCGTATTACTTGGTAGGTCTCTAAGCTCTTGACGGTATACAGCCCACTCTGCGGCATCCACGGGTGCGTCAGGTACTTGCGTCCAATCTGAAGCATACAGCAGTAGTTTTCTTGTGTCGTACAACTCTTCCCAAGCCTTCTCGATTTCCGCTGCTTCAAGGTTAGCCGCTGGTTTATCAACTATTTGCCCATCTACCACCCACTGCGTTTCATAGTCGCCATACCCGTCCACCCATGCTTCTTCGGTAGTATCTTCGGGTATAATCAGGACTTCTTCATCGCCTTCTAGAACTTGCGTTATCTCGCCAGTGCTGGGGTCGTACCCTGTTTTCTGTATCATTTTTTCATCTCCATAGCCCACACAGATGTTTTTTCTGCGTACGCATACGCACCACCCCCACCGGATGTTATTCTTATATAAAGCTGTGCGTAGTTAGTGCCGCCTCTAGACGAGCTTATTCTTGAAGGAGAGCAGAACATGAACGAAGCCGTTGCTGAAGATATTAGGGAAGAACCGTTCCACCTTAGATCAAACGCAGCAGCACCCCCTTGCCCGGAACTACCCGCTATTCTTCCAAGTGAACAATACGCTCCTATAAGTACGTTCCTACCACCGAGACAACTAATGTTAACCCTCGAAACCTGCATCCACCCCGTACCACTGTTAGACACTCTGCCGCCTACATATGCCCCACCAACAGCGGATACAGCGTTTCCCCTGATTTGTATGGTATCCACGCCGTCGTTCTTAATAGTCACGTACCCGCCAGAGTTAGTCATTGTCGCACCGTTAAGGTTTATGCGAGCTGCGTTTAAACTTCCTGTCGTAATTCTACTGGCGTTTACTGTGTTTATCTTGCCGTGCTCTATGGTGGCGTTTGCAATTTTGGCGTTAGTTATAGAGCCGTTGGCGATCTCGGCGTTGCCGATTGTTGCGTTTTTAATCTTGGCGTCGGTTATCGCACCGTCTTGAATGTTTGCGGTTTGTATCTGAGCCGTGCCTATCTTAGCTGTTGTTATAGCGGCGTCTTTGATTTTGGCGGTAGTTATGGCGGCTGTGTCGATCAACGCTGTGGTTATGTTGGCGTTCTCTATCTTGGCTGTGGTAACAGCCGCATCACCTATCTTAGCTTCAATAACTGCAAGGTCCGCTATGTTCGCCGTGTCTATCGCAGCTACGCCTATCTTAGCCGAGTTTATCGTGCCGTTCTGTATAAAGGCATCTTTTATATAAACACCAACGGGGACGGGCTGTCCGTCGATTTCAGTAGGGGTTGTCTGGACAAAGAAAGGTTCTGCGGGTGGTATCCCCGGCCCGGAAGGACTAGCGATGGCGAAGCTGTCAGCTCGTACCATAAAGTCACTCTGCGGCACTGCGTTGTTTAGAGTGCTGGCTAAGCCAAACCCTGACACGTAACCGTTCAAATCTATCTTAACTGTATACTGAGCCTCTAACTTCCCGTCGGCGGTTGAACGTGCACTAGCCTCTGTGGCTACTCTAGCATCTACGGAACCAGCCAGAAGTTCGTTACCGTCAACAAGGTCGATACGATTATTAAGTATGTTATAGAGATGCTTCTCTTCGATCTCACCTTCTAAAAGTTCTAAGAGGTACGAGGGGTCTTGCCCTGTAACACCTTTAACACCCACAACTGCGTTAAACGGTCCCTTAACGTCTGCTACGTTGACGCTCCTCACCCAGAACCAACGGGTTTCACCGCCACCAGCGGAGTAGCTAAACAAGCCACCGGGAGCTATACCAACCATAACGGCGTCGCCCAGTGACGGAGCTAACTCCGGGTCACCCGGACTGTTAAGCGCTTGAGCCGCCCACACCTCAGTGTACGCATGGCCCCTATATGTAGGCGTGTCCCATTCAACTATAATAGAAGCTAACGCACCTAGCGTTCTTAGGTTAGTAGGAGCTGGCGGCGTAGGAAAGTTATCATCTGGATCAATCGGTACGAGGTTGCCGCCCTGTAAGTTGGCAATACCTGAGCTTATAAGCATCTGCGCCGTTATGATTTGGTTTACACCAGACGTCTCAAAAGAATCCCGTACACGGTCAGTGAACGATCTTAGGTCACGGGGAATCTGGCTTACAATAGTAGGTAATCTAGACACTAGCTAACTCCGTCATTGATGTTGCCATAGCCAGAGAAAACACTTCTTCACTGCCTTCTATCTGGAGTTCCCAGTCCCTACCCACCACGGCTGGTAGCCTAAAAGGGTCACGGCTCTGCACTGTCTGCGTGTGGATAACCGTGTCGTCGGCTATTACTTTCACCACCATAGGGTACGCCTCTGACTCTAGTTGGGCGCACGAGAAGCCCATAATCTGTGGCATGGTGAACTTCTTGGATTTCCAAGTATAATCTTGGTTATCGCCATCCTGCCATACTTTAAGCGTTCGGTCGGAGTAGCCCAAAAACAGTTTATCTCGCTGCATGTCTTGGAACCCGCACTCGCACCACATGTCGTGCAGTGTAAACTCGCCACTGGCTACGTCGAAGATAAACCCGCCACGTGTGCCGTCGTTGTCATAGAAAGCGATATACTTGTTGTCATGGGCGTACGCATGGATAGATTCCGGCTTGAAGAACGACTGCCACAACCTGTAATCGAACAGTTTCTCAGTTATTATCCTAGAACCGCCAGAGGAGAGCATCATTAGTCCGTCTGGTGCAGCGTACAGTACAGAGCTACCAAAACTGACAATGCTGTTTTTAGCTACACAGGCTTGTTCCAAATCTGATTTAACGACGGCTACGCTGTCAGGGCTAGAACCCTGCATCAAATACGGCACACCAGTAGTAAGTACAGCAAGCGTGGTGTCCATGCGGCCCAGACCGACAACAGGGTAGTCTACCGTCTGTACATAGCTCTCAGGCCACGCGTGCGGTCGGTATGGTGCACAGAAATACACGTCACGACTCACGAACCCTGCCATCATACCGTTAGGCATGTTAGTTAAACCCGCTAGATCGTCAGGCGGTTGGTTCCAGTACAGCGAGGGTAGCATCTCACCCAGAGCGGCGGGGTCAGCATCGTCGATGTAAGAGTCTGTTGCTGCGCTAATTTCG